GCCGCGGCAAACAGGTAAGTCAACGTCGGCTGCTGGATACTTGCTATGGTATGCTATGTTTGTTCCAGATAGCACAATTCTTGTAGCAGCACACAAGTACACAGGTTCGCAAGAAATCATGCAGCGTATTCGATACGCTTACGAATCAGTGCCGGATCATATTCGTGCTGGTGCCACTAACTACAACAAAGGCTCTATTGAATTCGACAACGGCAGCCGTATAGTTTCAGCTACCACAACTGAAAACACTGGCCGAGGCATGAGTATTTCACTACTGTACGCAGACGAATTTGCATTTGTGCGTCCCACAATTGCTACTGAGTTCTGGACTTCTATTAGTCCTACCCTGTCAACTGGCGGTAAAGCCATTATTACATCGACCCCCAACAGCGACGAAGATCAATTTGCCTTGCTGTGGAAAGGTGCCAACAAATGCGAAGACGAATACGGTAATCCCACTCTAGTGGGACAGAACGGATTCCGGGCCTACCGCAGCTTTTGGAATGAACATCCGGATCGTGACGAAACTTGGGCGCAACAGCAACGTGCAGCCTTGGGTGTTGACCGCTTCCGTAGAGAAATGGATTGCGAATTCTTAATTGCAGATGAAACATTGATTGCACCAGCAAAATTAATCGATTTGCAAGGCCGAGAGCCCTTGTACAAGACAGGAGAAGTGCGCTGGTACAAGCGTCCGCAAGCAGACCGTATATACGCAGTTGGGTTAGATCCCAGTCTGGGTACTGGCGGAGATCCTGCTGCCATACAAGTGTTCGAGGCTAATAGTACAGAACAAGTGGCCGAATGGCGACACAACCGCACTGACATTCCGACTCAGATACGTATTATGGCTGATATTATCAAGCATATCAATGACGAAGTAAAGGATCCCAAAAGCATTTATTACAGTGTGGAAAACAACAGTATTGGCGAAGCTGCCTTGATCAGTATACAAGAATACGGCGAAGAAAAGATAGCAGGCTATTTCCTCAGCGAAAGCGGCAAGCATCGCAAGGGGTTTAACACCAGCAACAAGCCCAAACTGGCAGCTTGTGCCAAGTTCAAACACCTGATAGAAAGCCAAAGAATGACTATTTCCAGCGCAAGCCTTGTAACTGAGCTCAAGAATTTTGTGGCCCACGGCGTGGGGTATGCAGCCAAACCCGGAGAAACTGATGATCTGATCATGGCTGCATTGCTGGTAGTACGTATGCTGCAAGTGCTACAAAGTTATCACAGTGAATTAGATACGCAAATGCGTGATCACCAGGATAATATTATCGAACCGTTGCCGTTCATTATGTCAATGTAATAAATACAATTATGCAGAATTCACCACAAACTCAACTATACAATATCTTAATTACTCGGGACTTTGAGCCTGAAATTTTAGATGCCAAGGGCGTAGCCGTAGACAACCCTGACGAAGCTACCATGTTTAGCTTTGACTGGAAAACTGAAAACAAAAATTACGGTACTGTGGTAATTTTATTTGGTGAAGACAGCAACTTAAAAATATTTTTTGGTGATAATCTTGGTCGCAGTATGGAGGGTGCCGACAAAAGCGAATGGTACGAATTTCTAAGCCAAGTCAAAGAATTCAGTGTTCGTAACAATTTGATGGGATTTGATATTGAAAATCTCAACCGTCTCAAGTACACCATGCAAGGCATTGCAGCCATCAAAGAAGGCTTGTTTGAGGGCTATTACGGCAACAAGAAGTTTAGCTACAGTGATCAGCCAAAACAGGTCAAACTGGTAATCAAACACAATCGTCCCTTGGGCGAAGGCGACAAACGATACCGAAATATCGAAAGTTTGTTTGTAGAAACACAAGATGGAGAACGATTTAAAGTTCCGTCAAAAAATCTTGCTCACGGAAGAATGCTGTCGCGACACATCAGCGAAGGCGGAAATCCCTACGATGCTTTTGGTCAGCACATCAACGAAATTGTCAGCGAAATGAGCACACTGTCTAAATTTGTCAGAGCTGCCAGAAGCAAACAGTTCAGCGGCGACGCTGCTGCCATGTGCGAAACTGCCGTTCGTCATTATCAAGAACTCAAAGACAAGGCCAAACGTATTATAAGTCAACGCGGATATCATCGCGAATTAGAAAGCTACGATCCTGCTGCAGCAACCAATGCACAAGAGCTAACTGATTCAATTAGAAACATGTTTATAGAACAGTCTTTAGACAGCAGAATTGAAGAAGCTATTCCGTTGTTGACAAAACTATCCGAAATGGGAAGATACAACGATATGAAAGAAGTAGATCAATTCGAATCCTGGGCTGATTCGGTCACCGAAGGTACTTGGGCAACTCCCGATTCGCCTGCTAGCGAATCAAAACTAAAAGAACTCATGGCACAAGAGCTGCCGGTGGGACCAGATGCAACCAATGCCACAGAACAACTGTACGACGTGTTTGGCGATGATGAATTGTTTGATTCACTGGCCGAGTTGGCTGACCAAGATGCCAATGCTGATGCCAGACCCTTGGTACAGGCTAGATTAGCCGAACTGGGAATCGATATCGAGATGCCGCCTACGGATACTGCTGCTGCTGCCACTCCACCTGCGGAAGAACCAGTGCAAGCTGAAAACTTAGATGTTGATGGAGTCATGATGACCAAACCCAGCAACATGAGCAGCGAGAGTGTTGAACGTATTTTAAGATTGGCACAACTGCTCAAATAAAATTGCCTTTTAGTGTTGCTATAATAAATACTTTCACGTATACTCAGTGTTAGTATACGTTTGTATATTATTAAATCAACTTTAAAAGGCAACTTATATCATGGCATCATTAGCAGAAATCCGAGCAAGACTCCAAGCAGCAGAATCAAACAAAGGTGGACAATCATCCGGTGGTGGCGATAACGCAATTTATCCACACTGGAACATGGAAGAAGGTAGTTCCGCACTGTTGCGTTTCCTTCCAGACGCAAACTCCAAAAACACATTTTTCTGGGTCGAACGAGCAATGATTCGTTTGCCGTTCAACGGCATCAAAGGAGAGATGGATTCCAAACAGGTACAAGTACAAGTACCCTGCGTAGAAATGTGGGGCGAGGCATGCCCAATTCTAGCTGAAGTACGCGGCTGGTTCAAGGACAAGAGCCTTGAAGAAATGGGTCGCAAATACTGGAAGAAACGCAGCTATGTGTTTCAGGGCTTTGTACGCGAAAATCCCATTACTGAAGACAAAACTCCAGAAAATCCAATCAGACGATTCATCATCGGCCCACAAATCTTTGCAACCATCAAGTCGGCTCTTATGGATCCAGAACTTGAGGAATTGCCAACAGACATGTTACGTGGTCTGGACTTCCGCATTGCCAAAACCAGCAAGGGCGGATACGCTGACTACAACACAAGCAAGTGGTCACGCAAAGAATCAGCCTTGACCGAAGCTGAACAAGCAGCAGTTGATCAGTATGGCTTGTTTGATCTTTCATCATTCATGCCCAAGAAGCCAACTGATGTTGAACTAAAGGTCATGAAAGAAATGTTTGAAGCGTCTGTAGACGGACAACCGTATGACACAGAACGGTGGGGGCAGTACTACCGGCCGGCCGGAGTTCAGGCACCAGCAGGATCATCAACTGAATCCTTAGCACCGGCGGTTGCAGCAGTAGCTAAATCCGCTGCACCAGTTGACGACGATGTTCCATTTGAGCCAGATGCACCGCCGGCAGCTCCTGCTAAGCCTGCTGGTGGTCAAAATGCTCAAGACATCTTGGCTATGATTCGAGCACGCCAGCAGCAATAATGTAATAGAAGCGGCGGTTGCAGCAGTAGCTAAATCCGCTGCACCAGTTGACGACGATGTTCCATTTGAGCCAGATGCTCCTGCAGTAGCAGCAGCATCAGCACCAGTTCAAGCTAAACCAGCCGGTGGTCAAAATGCTCAAGACATCTTGGCTATGATTCGAGCACGCCAGCAGCAATAATGTAATAGAAGCAGTGCAATGATAAATTATCCTGAATTTTTAGTAACACGTTTTACTCATGGTTCAGCCGGTAAGTTTTTAAGCTCGGTATTGCAGACCAGTATGAATGTTGAACACTGGTCTGCAATAATTGAGTCTTATAAATCAAACAATCTATTTGAAAAGTTAGTTCTAGGGCATACAAATCGATCATTTCCCAAAGATCATACATTGCACTTACAACACGAACCAATTGTGCCTTATAATACAGATTTATACAGTGTTGGATATCCGCGAGGTGAAGATGTTACCCTTGCTCAGTATATTGAAAATGCTGTTGCAAAAAATGATACTAGATTGTTAGCCTGTATTGACAATAATCAGTTAATTAATCTTATTTTTAATAAACCAAATATTCCTATTTTTTGTCAAGGGTCTCGTACAATTACAATCACTGTGACTACAGCTATAGAAAAACAATGGTTATATAAAACTCTCTGGTCCAAGCATTTTTTAGAAACATCTGCTGGTATACATTACCTCCCGTCGGATCCAGAATACTGTAGTTTTTATAGTTTACCCACAGTTCTTTATTTTAACAATCAATTTCTTTTTTCGAATGATCAAAAAGAACAATTGTATCAGGATTATATAATTAACAATCATACTAATAGTTGGTATTTT